AAAAAAAAAACGAGAATCCCCGCCGTTATTACTTCCTCCAATTCTCATTTGTCCGGCTCCTCCACCCGTAATAGATTGCGCATTATCCCAAACAAAGTTTGCATTTTGATCTAATTGTCCATTTGTATTGAAATAAGGTACATATGTACTTGTTCCTGTATTAATTGTACTTTCAATAGCCTTAGCCCAACGCGTTCCGTTGTGCCATTCCAACCCGTTCCCTGTTGTGTTGTAGCCTATGTATCCAGTTACTCCCGTTGGCCTTCCTGCATCCGTCCAGCTTTGAAACTGCCAAGGCAAAAGGGCTTGTAGACGTGTTCCGTTATCGGATAGATTTCCTGCTGCCAGTGTATTTGTTCCAGTCCACCGGGCTAGGCGGTCAGCCGTTCCTGCACCTAGCGCAAAAGTGCCGCTAACATCTGGCAAAGTGTAGGTTCTCCCGCCCGTCAAAGTTGATGCAAAAAGCCGTTCAAATCCGTCCGTGCCTTTCCAATTGAAACTAGACCCTTGAGCATAAATATTCAACCCGCTTGCAGGTGTTCCTGCTGCTGTGACTTGCGAGGGTAGACCAATGAAACCTGCACCACCAATTCCGGTTAGTGTGCCGCCTTGAATGGGGAAGAAATTAGAGCCTGTCCAGTATTTTGTAGCCACCAGTATGGCGGTATCGGATTTTTGTAGATACCCTGAAAGGTTGATGGTAGCAAAATCTACTTCACCTGTCGTTACGTTTTTAAGCTGCAAGAATTGACCAACGGTTGCCGTATTGTTGTCAACGGCCTTGGTTTTCGCCCAAAGATATTCGGTTGTCCCAAATCCACTCGCCCCCCATGCAACGCCGTTGCCTGGATCACCTGAGCCTGATTCGTTGTTCCCAAATGCAATTCCTGTCGGGCTTATGGTGAAGCTGTGGGCATAATAAGGATTTGTGTCTACATCTTTTACAACCCAAGAGATAGCATCTTTATAGGCAGTGAGCCAAGATAGTTTAGACTGGGAATTATTGCCGACCTTGAAAGATAAATTAGGTTCTGAAAAGGCGTTGGTTGCTATCGTCCAGTCAATAAAGTCCCCGCCTGTTGTGTCTTCAATAATTGTTGATGCGTAATTTCTGCCCTGTTGAAAAAGGTTTCTCCATTTTCCCCAACGACGCGCAAAATAAACAGCGGTATCGGAGTAAACAGAATTGTAAGAAAGCCCAAAAGATTGGCTTGTAAGCGTGTCAATCAAGGTAAAAGGATGTGTGTTTGTTTCAATCCTGGTTGGCTCAATCAATACCCCGCCAAGCCTTACCGTGTCCCCTTCTGTATACAATCCGTTTTCAGCTACAATAATAGCCCGTGGTCGGCACGCAAGAAGCAAAGCCTTCATAGTGCTGTAATCCTCAACGGCGCTGAATTTGCGTTTCGTAGGCGTGCCAAAACGGCCATAAATCCACGTCCCGCCAGTGGTGGCATTTGTTTCGATGTTTGCTATCCAATTTCGATTTACCGCGTAATCAGTTGTGGCAACTGTGAAAGGCAGCATGATGAATTTGGAACGCTGTATCACTTCATCAAAATCATCCTGAATCCTGATTTGTGTTTCCCACTGGATACCGCCAAAGTTCGGGGCATACTCGACAAAAATTTTGGTGCCTGATCCGTCCCTAGTCATATACTGGATAAACACGAAATCAACGGTTGTTACATTGCCATTTAAAAGCGTAACCTCTAAACAGCATTGAGATAAAACAGAATCGGGCAAAGCTGTTACACTTTGCCCTTTTCCGCTTATCCCCAACATTACCAAAATGAGCAAAAAGAGAATAGAACGCATCGGAAGAATATTTTAAGAAGGAAAATCAGAACGTGGAACGTCTGCAAACAAGGGTGCAAAAAGCTGGTTGCCCTGCCATGCAAGGTCGTCGGTACTAGTGCTTGTACCAAGGTCGCCGCCCTGGTCGTTGTGCTGCGAGATGCGGAAGTTGTCAACCGGACGGGAAAAGCTCTCACCATTCCAATCTACCCCAATCACCCGCTTTTTGCCGTTGTTACCAAACAAAACCACAACCAGGTCACAACACTGAATTGCATACTGCAAATTATTACGGCGTTGAATGTCTTTGCTGTCAAAAATACAAGCAGCGTTGCATTCATAGAAGCCCGTTGCTGACGTGTAATTGAAGTTGTAGGTTGCCCCACGTTTGCGGGGTTCGATCTTCTTCCAAGTCGCCCCACCGACCATTGTAAAGCCCAAGATTTCTTGATTGGTTTGATCAAAAAGAAGCGCATCGCTTGCCATGTCTGCCCAATCAATCTCGGAGTATTTTGCATAGAACCCAATGTACCACCCGCCACGATCCGCGCACGTTTCGGAGCTAATGAGGTTCTTGGGTTCGCAGATTATTTCAGCCATTGTTTTAGCTTTTGAATGTGAAAAGTGGGGGAGGTGTTACCCTCCCTCAAGGATTGTTTTCAAAGGTTACAGAGGAACGGTGAACTTGTAGCCCCCGGCAATGTACTTGGTGTCGCTGATTGCGGTTGCGCTCAAGGAGTGAGACAAGAACAAGACTTTGCCAAGCTCGTCAAGGTCGGTTTTCTGCTGGATCGCAACGGCAACTTCCCCGGTGTTGATTTCAGGGATACGCGCAAAGTTTGAACCCAACTGAATTGTACCGCTGATTGTCAAGTAGGCAAAGTGGCTACGGCCTGTCAGCAGCTTGTCGTACTGTGCAACGTCACCTACTGGAATAACGGGAACGTTGTCGATGTACATAACATCGAACGTTTGCCCATTGGCGGTCACTGGCACTTGGGTAATACGTGGTTGATTGATAACTGCGCTAGATTTCAGGGCCAACAATTCTTGGTACAACTTCGCTTTTATGGAGTTGGACACCAGGAACATAGGCATAAAAGAGCGGCCTGAATCGCCAATGCCACCGTCAACGATTGCTTCTTGCAGGTCGTTGGTCGCGGCTGCAAAGATGTCGTCATACAAGTCTAAGACAGAACCCGTAAAGGTTTGGCCATTAGTAGAGATGTTCTGGCCCGCTCCCGCCTGAATAAACAAGTTGTCCAAATTCAAGTGTGCGTACTTGGTAGGGTCGCCCGCTTCCAAAGTAATCAGCAATTCAATCCAGCCCTTGCAAGTGCCTACGGTCTTTTTGAAAGCTTCTTCAACGTTGGTCGGAGTACCGGAAACAATGGCCACGGTTGCAGGGTCAAACAACTGGCCAGCGGTCAACATCATACGGTTGCCAATAGTGGCACTCTTCACGATGGTGTTGGTGAGTGCGGTCAATGCGGCCTGTCCTGCTGCGCTCAAGCCCACACTTGCCCCGGTGTTCCAGGCGTGGAAAGAGCGGAACACGCTATTGTAAAACTCGTCGTTGCAAAACTCCAAATTCAACTTGGACTTGCAAGGGGTAATGGTTTTGTTTGCGAATCCGTAAACACCAAGTGGAGTCCAGGCGCAAGAGTTGTGCGGCTGCCACAAATGAGGCTCACCCGTTGGATACCAAATCTTGTACTCCAAATCGGTGGTGAGGCGCATGTATGAGTACATGCCGAACGCAGACTGATAAAAACCAAACTTATCGTTGTATCGCTGCTCTGCCAAATAGTTCAACTCCGATGCTTGGAACATCAGCATGTTGCTATCTGGCATGAAAATTGGTTCGAGAGTTATCCCTTCCATTGTTTTTTTTTGTTTTATTTGATTGTCAACCAATTACGCTTTTACGGTAGCCTTTAAGGCTTTTCCGAAAGCTTTTTCAGTTTCAGATAGTCCGGTTTTGGCATTGCCTTCGCCTGGCTTTGGTTCATCCAGCTTCTTACCCGCAAGTTCAGCCGCCAGGTCATTGATGGTTTTGGCCTGGGCATCAACGGTAGTTTTCAGGGTTTCGAGTACTGACTTTTCAGCGAATGCCGATTCGTCAACCTTTTTCAATCCCAATTCAGCCACGGCGGCGGCTACCATTGTTTTGAGTTCTTCCGCATCAATCGTAGCTTTCAGGGTCTTTGAACCTTCCAAAGCTTCAATTGCGGTCTTTTCGTCGGCATCCTCTGGGATCACAATCCCAGCAATAGCCGCAAGTTTTGCAAAAAAGTTTTTCATTGTTTTTGTTGTATTTGAAGCCCTTGGAATCAGGCTTTTGATTGAACTTATAAGTGAATCTTGGTTTGCTGGGATCGTTACGATGCTAATTTCAAGCAGTTCTTTAATGGCGAGGTAGTAAGTATCAGCCTGGGCATCGTAGCGGCTATTCATCCAATCGATCATATATCCAATGGAAAAGCCTTTAATCAATCCTTCCTCAACCATCCAAGCATCTTTCCATGACTTTGACACAAAGCCGCGCACAAATAACCCGTCGTCCCTACCTTCGACTTCCAGGATCTTACCCACTGGCTTATCATGGTCGTGCATGAATAGGAGCGTACCAAAGCCGTTTTTCATGTAGCTTGACAAAATAGGCTCTGACCAATTCCAGGCGGCTACAACGTCGGCAACCCGGTCTTTGGCGGTGGTATTGGCGTACCCTTCAATGTAAATAGCATTATCCGGTATCTTTCCGTCCAGCGTTGCGGGTGGTGTGATCGCCTTAAATTCCCAAGAGGTGAATATCTTTTCCTGCACTTTGTCCAAAACCTCGGCCATGTGTACGATTTTCAACAAAAATCTACTTATTGCACGGGCTTTGGAACGGTAGTGGGTTGGTGGATTGACGTTTTTGACGGATAATTAGAATGTTGCTATCTATTTTTTACCTGTGACCCTTCTCAATTTCCTCTCAGTCAATCCCCACTTTATCCGCAATTGCTCACAACTCATACCCTTTTGTGAGTCTTCCCGTATCAATGCCGCCGTCAATTGCTCATAGGTCATGTTTAGCAGTAGCGCCAAAGGGTCTTTGGGAATGTCGGTAATGCTCGACGCTTTAGCCCCGGCAATGCGGTTGTAAAAAATAACAATCACTTTTTCAATGTCGATGCGGGTAGACTCCCGTCGTGTATAGCCCATTTGATCCATTTTTTGATGCCCTTCAAATCTGCGCAGCATTCAGAGCCGCGCCAAAATCCAAGTTGGAAAAGCGTCTTTGCATCCTCCCAGGTGATTTCCTGCTCTGCCATATCGGCAATGGCTTGCTTTTGTTCTGCTGTTAAATGTACTGTCCTGATCATAGTATCTTATTTTCTGATTCTTCAACCAAAGTTACGGGTGTGCTTACAAAGCTTCCCCGGTGATCCTTTACCGCCAGGGCTTTGAATAGCCTATACCCGTAGTAATCAACAAGGATAGGTTTTCTAAAGTCCAGGTTTTTATAGTCCTGCTCAGTGATCCAAAGTAGCAATTCAAAATCTGCATTTTTGTAGAAATCTTTTATGATTTTCAACCTCCAAAATGCTGTGTAAAAGTCTCCATTCGATGCCCCGTAAATTGGGCGGTAAAACCCATCTACACTTACTCGGCGTGTAGGCCATTGTGACAGGTACCCAAACTCAGATATAGCCGCGCCTTCATAAACAAGCTGAAAAGGATCACCTGAGCCGTTCAATTGTTCAACAAGTCCATGGTTATACGCTGCCCGATAGCCTAGTTTCTTGCTTAATGTCCCGTCTTGGTTGTCCCATAATGCCATCAAGGCAGGGGTTGCGTTTACGCTTGAGCCATCGGGAAGAAATCCTATCTCTTCGATTGTTGTATCTCGCTCAATGGTTGGTTCAAAGATTGGGTTTTCAAGTACCTTAGTTTCCTCTTTTTGGCCTCCTGTATCGACAAGTTTTGACCAGATTTGAACAGGGTAATTTTGCTTTGAAATATACTCATCGGAGCTTTCTTTGAATTGGAGTCGTAGATACCTTTCGTGCGCTTCGCTGATTTCGCGTTTTATCAAAGAGCCGCCCTGGGTTTTTGCAGTGAAATCCAAGGCAGAGTTTAAGAAAAAGCCCTCCATTACTACCGTGTCAATGTTTGTTTGATACGGCGGAAAAAGGCTGATTGTCTTTGTCGCAAAATCTGGCTTGATGATGCCGGCCATCATGTGTTGCAATGCCTTGAAGAAATCCAGCGCGTTTAAATTTGGGTCAATCAAGTCTCCAAGATTGATTGTATCATTCTCAATGTATCTCGGCGGGTCTGGTTCAAACCTTAATTCTCCGCCAGATTTCAGCACCCACGGGTAATCGTCCCCGCCTGGGGTGATCTTATCCGCATACTCGACAAAGATTCCAAATGTTGTTCCTGCAAGAACTTTCTCAAGCCTGAAATCTATGTCGATGTTGATCGTTTGCGCCTCCCCTGGTACGCCCTGGTATTGCTCCACAAAAGGAAAAAATAGCGTATCAGTTGGGGCCTCAAACTGGTAAAGCAAAAGCGACCATGTTGGCGATGGGTCGGCTGCTGGTGTAGCAGGGAGTTCTATTGTACAAGTAAGCCGAAAATGCAAGTCGATTTCACTTTGACCGCCAGATGGGTAAAAGTATTCGCCTGGGTTGCTTATGCTGTTGTACAAATCAAAAGGGTCATAAATCGTATTGGGGAAAATCAAGTTGTCAACAAGCCCAGTAAAATTCAACGCGCTGTTGTTGCCGACTGCTACTCGCAAAGGGTCTTGTTTGTTGTCGTAGCTGTACCAATGTTCTCCGGAGATGTACCCGTAAAGCCGATTAAATGGGGCCACATCCCAAACGGTGCTTTCAAATTGCCAGCCTATTTCACAAAAACACGCCCGCATAACCTTGGTAAGATTGAACCACATGCGCAAATCTTTCAAAGTTGCACTTCCTTCCTGGTTCCAACCTCCGTAACTGGCAAGTGTTGGCGTTGCTATTATCGTTGTATAAGGCCAAGCCGCTGCAATTTCTGCATCTGTGTACTCAAATTCACCCAAATCCACGTCCCGAACCCGTAATCGCTGGAGTTTTTCAGCCCAATTCGAGCCGTAAATTTCCACCTCATACCCGTCTTCTTTGGTTTCGGTGAGTCGGATTTCGTCAAACTCCAAGATTTCGCCATTGTCCCACACCCAAACATCAATCGGGTTTGTGTAATCAGCAAAGAAATAGTCATTACCCGGAGAGCGAGGCAGGGTAAAAGACAAAGCTACCTCCTGGCTTACCTTATTCTCTGTATCAAGCTCGCTACGGCTCTTTGACTTTCGTATACCATAATCCTCTGGCAAGTCAAAGAAAAACGCGCCATCAGAAAGTAAGTGCTGCGGAATGCCAGATATTTTCTTTGCTTTTATCATTTGGTTTGCATAGATTTGTGGCATTGTGAATTATGAGGTACTTAATTTTCGTTTTCTGTTCAAGATTCAGAAGGATGGGTTTACACTCATCCTTTTTTTATTTGTGGAACTTCGTACCTGATGCACTTTTAAGCACGGCTTCAAAGCGTTTATCCCCTCCCCTGTTCATGTTCACAAAATTACCGCGTGTCATTTGAAGCTGCTCCAATTTATTTACATATCCGGATTCTCCAAGCACTTGTTTTATTCGATAGATTTGCGGGCTTCGCTGCAATTGCTCGTACATGCTCCGGTTCAATTCGTTGATGGGTTCAGAGATGTACACCATTTCGTTTTGAACATCACTTATCACATCGACATTTGAAACGCCTTTGATTTGGTCTTCATAATCCCTTCCGCCAGGCTCGAAAATTCTGGTGCCGGCCGTAACGCCCTGATTGAGTTGGCGAAGCTCCCCAAAACGGATACTATCAAAACTGCCCAGGTCGCCCAAGTACACAATTACTTCTTTGCAATCGCTTTCGGTATGCGAAAAAGTGCGCGTCAAAATCTGCGAGTAAGCAGTCAAAACGTTGCTTGGGGTGTAGGCGAAAACCTGTATTTCAACGCTTATAATGTCGTCAAAGCTTGACGCATAAGAACCGTTCAAAGTCCCGATAGGAACAAAGAAAAACCTTCCGCTTGGAGTACTTGGCGTAACAGTTACCAACTCGCTACCGCTTGCCCTTGTGATCAGGAATTGAATTGAAAAGGGGTTTGTAGTTCTCCAGGTGCCATCGTTTACAAGGTAGATTCCAACCAGCTCAAAAAAATCATTAGTGAGTTGCCGCCTTGCTGGATTTCCTGTTACCCATTTTATCAAAGGATCTCCGCTCCCGGTGTATGGCTCAAAGTTAAGCTCGTCCGTTGGTTGAAAAACACTATTGACAACTGTGAAAATATCCCCCTGGGCAATCTCTTCTACATCCTGCTGACAAATCGAGTTTTGATTGATGAGTGCGGCCCTGAACAAAAGATCAAAAAAGAAATTGTCCTCTGCCCAGATTGTTGTGTTTGTCTTTGGTTCGTAGCCATTGAACAGAAAAGCAGAGTCGAAAGAGATATTGCAAACGCCATCGGTGCCGCTGGGATCAATTGCGGATTGCTTTCTACCTACAACCCGCGTGTTTTCGTTGTACAAATCCCAAGTTACAAACTTGCTTTTTCTACTTTCGAGCGTACCGTTTGAACTTACGACGGTTGGAATTACTGCAAAAGAAACAAAAGAGAATGTAAACGGAGAAACAACCCCTGGCTTTGTTCTTGTTGCAATCACTTGCCCATCGTTATGCACTACAACCCAGTCAATAAAATCCGGGTTGATGCTCAACATATTTGCAAAGTTCCTTGCGGTGTGTGTCTTATTTGTTTCATGCTCATAAGTGTCTACCGTGAAAGGCTCTGCGCTATCTGTCGTAAAAAACGTGTTGACTATCGTTACAGCAAGCCCGTCAGCTTCTGCACCGTTCACAAACGTGATAGAAAAAGTTGCATAAGCATCTGGACTATTTAGAAAGTCGGTCGTTGTAAGTGACCAATCCAGGTACTTACTTTTTGGCTGCGGTATAATGTCGCTTGGTTGCTGTGTTATTGTGAAACTCATATCTTGCTTTTTTGTTCGGCTTTTGCAATCCTTTCATTTTCCCGGTTGGCGTTTACAAGTCCTTCCCTTACGCCCTGGTTAGCTCCGACACTTACGGCAACGGCAATGTTTTGCAGCGAGTTCGGATCTATTGAAACTATGTTGACACCTCCCGATACACCCACAGACATTTTAGAGAAATTTGGTTCAAGCAATCCTCCTTGCTCAAACTTTACCCCATAGCCTCGATCCGCATTGATGGCAGATAGTACGGTTCTTTTGCCCGGAAAGTTTACCGCGCTCAATTGTTTCAAAATAGGGTAGTAGCGCCCTGTATTGTGCTTATTGATTATTGCTGTTCCTCCCTGTCCATCGTCTCCAATCCATTCCCCGCCCTCAGCTTCAATAGTTGTATTACCTACCTGAATAGGAACACCCCCATGTGCATGGTTTGCACCTTTTATGATCATCCCCCTGGCGGCTTTTTGGGCGTTGATCTGAGCAATTTGGCTTGTGGTCTTAAATGTCAGAAATGCAATTTGGGCAGCCTTGTACAAAGCGCCCAATGGATCAGGAATAATTGAAGGAGTTGATAAAATGTTTACCGTACCAGATGCCAGCGAAGCCAAAGCGGCTGCGACCCTGAAACGCTTTTGCTGCTCAAACTCTTTTTTCCTGATTCGCTCCTGCTCTGCTGCAAGCTCTTTCTCAAGCTTTTCTTTTTTCTTGGTATTGTCTCCTGCAAGCTCAATTTCTTTGGCGTAACGCTCTTCAATGGCGTTTAGCTCCGACTCATTGCGTGCCGATGCAAGCCCAGATATTGCGGCCCCGGCTTCGGTAAGTGTATCGAAAAGCCTTCCAGATGTGAAGAAGTTCTGAAACTCTTCCAGTAAAGCGTCTAAGCTTACCTCAAAATCAGTTCGGATTTTTTCGGTTGCATCCTTGGAAAACTTCAAAGAAGCGTCATTTATCTCAAGTCCAAGACCCGCAAGGCGATCAATCAGGTTTTTACCAACTACCCGTAAACCCTTTTCAGATGCTTGCACCTGTTTCAAAACGCCATCCTCAGTAACGGTTTGCGTTCGCTGAAAGGTTTTTTCTGAAACGCTCTGGACTTCCTTGACTGATTCAACAAATCCGGTCAAATTATCAAGCAGTGCCTTTTGTTCCTTTTCGGCTTTTTGAAGTTGATTCTTTGCAGAAAACAACCGCTCGAAAAGTGCGGGTTTGTCCCTTGGTGCTGCCTTGTCGATTTCACTTTCAAGCTTTGATACTTCGCCCCTGAGGAATGCAAGCGACCCTTTTGTAAACTCTTCAACGGCTTTTTTGGCCTTGGCTGTGCTAGTAGTAATCTCATCAATTTTCTTTGCAGCCTGTTCGCCCCCTGCCCCAAATTGTAGAACTTCGCCTTTGCTGGTTGTCAGTAAGTCCGTGAAAGTTTTTAGGTTCTTAACGGGAGTAGTAAATAGGTTTTGAATAGGCTTTGTAACTATGTCGTAGAACTGCCCAATGCTTCCAACTGTGCCGTTTAACGTCTTTCTGATTGCGTCAATTACAGAAAAGATTGTTCGGAATGGAACGAGCGCAAACTCACCAGCCTTTCCAAGAATTGAAAGCGTGGCACCAAAAGAAGTCGCTTCTTCGTCTGCTGCTCCAAAGCTTTTTGAAAGGTCGCCTATCAGATCAAAAAGTGGTTGTATGGTTGTCCCTAGATCCTGGAATGCCTGAATAGTTAAGATCAAAGCCTCTAAAAGCTGGGTTTGAATGATCGTTGTTACGTCTTCCAAATTTGTTCCAGCGCCACCAATGGCCTCAGATACCTCTACGACTTTACGGTTAAACTCTGTGTTGATCTCAAGTGTGCGAAGCTGTGCGGTTTGGTACTCGTTGGTTGTGTCGATAAGTGACAACGTGGCTAGGTCTACATCTTTCAGGGATTTCACAAACTTGATGCCCGCATCTTCACCAGCGCCCCGGAACACGTCAGCAAGTACTGCCCCGGCCTTTGGCCCATTCTCTTGCACTGTGTCAAGTTGCTTGGCCACCTCAGCAATAGCGCCGCCAATACCTTTTTCTCCTATGATCTTTTGAATCTCAGCACCACTGATTCCAATTCCTTTAAGCGCCGCAAGTGTAGCGGGTGTCAATTCTCGCAAACTCAATGCGGCTTCCTTTACTGCGTCGGCTCCTTTGTCGGAAAAAATACCCTCGGTGGCTTGTCTGTTGGCGACTTTAAAAAACTGATCTGCATTTAGTCCGGCCTCTTGGAATAGCCGCGGGTACTCCCGAACGGTGTCCAGAAATTCCCCATTGGCATTTGACCCGGCCACAAACCCCTCTTCTATCCTGGTTAATGCTTCGCCAAAGGTGATATTGAACGCTTTGGAAACAGCGTTTGCGCTTTCAATGATCCGCTTTTGATCCTCTCCGAAGGTGTCGGCAACGCCTTTTATCCGCGCTGTGAAGTCATTCAACTCTGCCCCTGATGCGTCGGTAAGCGTTGAAATTTCGCCCCTTAATTCTCGAATGCCTTGCACCAATTGGTAAACATTCTGCAAAGCGCCTATCAATGCCTCGCCTATTGCTGCTGCTGCACCTGGAATTGAGGCAAAAGCGGCAATGTCAAACCCTGAAAGCTGAGTGAATACGCCTTGGAAAGCTTCGCCATAGTTACCAACATTGCGTTGGAATTGTCCTAATGATGCGTCAATGTCCTTTAATTCGGTGTCGAGTTCTTTTATGCGCTTGATGGTACGTTCCCCAAAAGCTCCTTGCCTTTCTTCTGCTGTTAAGTCTTTGTAAGAATTGCGAAGCCTGACCAATTCAGCATTGAGCGCCCGGTATGAGTTTTTACCCTGATCCGCATTTTGTTTGAATTGGTTGATGGCGTTGCGCTCTTCCTGGCGCTGCTCCTGCTGGATTGTCTTGAGCGCCGCAATCTGGTTTCCAAGCCGTTTGTATTCGTCGGTGTTGAACTTCTCAGCCTGACGGGCTTTGGTGGTGTCTCGTATGGCCTTGGCCAATTCCTCTTGACTATTGACCGCCGTTTTTACGCCTTTGATCTCGACTTCGTAAACCAGAACCTTTGTCATGCTGATATTTTTCGTGCTTCTTCGATTGCTTGTCGGTAGATTTCATCAAAGTTTTCTACCAAAAGCTCAAAGATCTTGAATTGTTCTTCAATTATTCGCTCTGCGTTCATCTCAAGCCCAAACTTTATCCACTCAGTTCGCCGCCCGTTTTTGGTGAATGCGTATGCGCCAGGGAGAGGAAACCCAAATACAGCGGCTTTATTCAGCGTCAAGAATGTGAACCGCTTTAGTTTCGACTCAGAAAGCCCAGGTTTTACAACTCTAGCCCATTTCAATAACCTTGCCTCTGCTGCTGCGCTTGTGTCTACCTTGCTCGCTGGTATTCCCGTATCCAAATCTAGTAGGTAATCATTGCCCTCTATGCCAATTCGTAAAGTATCTCCGACACTTGCGACGACTTTTGCAGAAAGAGAAGCGATGCCGCGACCTGTTGCAATGTGGCCTTGATCCCTAAGTTCTGGCTTCCCTCCTTGTTCAACCAGACTTTCAACGGCGTTTAGGGCAATGCCTATCAACTCCTCATATGTGACTATCCGCATGAATCGCAGTTTGTGACAGGAACAACGAATTGTGGAAAGTCCTTGTAGATCATTCGCGTTGTCTCAACTTCACAAACCTGGATTGTAAGCGGCGTTGCGTAACCTCTTGCACCACCTATGGCCCCGTCACTCCATTTTGTGAAAGTCCACCGGGTGTTGGGAACAATCAAACTTTCAATCCATTCGCCTTGGGTGCTCAGTAATCCGTATGTGTCTTGCTCAATCAAGTAGTTTGCCTCTGGTTGGGTAAACCAAAAATCATCGGTACCATTGGTGAACACTTCGTGCTTGAGTAATCGCCGAATGAACGACCGAAGAATGTATAAACTATTTTGAAAGGTGCTTTCTGTGCCTAATACCTCCGGTGGGCAATTCTCGCAAGTGTTGCGATCAAACGCGATGATGTTCAATTCAAGGTAAACCCGGTCACTTTCGATTGAGTCAGTATAGCTGCCTGTTTCCTCAATCACTAATCCAGGGTATTCAAACACCATCTTGGAAGGATCAGCCCCTGACGCTTCCCAATTACGGGAAAAGAACCGCCCGGCTTTATAGTCGCCATACGTGGCCCCCAATGACGGGTGCATGACGCTTGGCTGCATATCATCTACAAAAGCAGCAAAGGAGTTGACCCGGTGAGGCACTCCTTTTTTGTTCTGTTCCCGTGCTGCCATTTGGGCGACGATCTTTTGGCAAATGGCTATAAAATCAGCCTTGGTTAGTACTTTCACACCCGTGAATTTTTAAGTGAAGTCAAAAAAACAAAATCCTCAAAATCGCTTTTCCAAAGTGCTTCCATTCCTCCGATGTACCAATTTTCTCGTAGTGCCGCATCAAGTAGCAACCGCCACCCCATTAGCTCAAATGCTTCCCGCGCCGCCGCTTCACGATCCCTGGTTTCTTTCGTCTTAGTTCCTCCACCCTGATAGGGCGAACCGTTCCAAAAGAATTGGTAGTCTGGTTTTGCAGCCAAAGCAAGTATGAATTGATCAAAAAAAAACGCAGGGTTAAGACTTCGCCAGCGGTAACAGTTCGGAAAATTTGCATCCTGTCATTGAGAAACGCTTCCAACTCTTTCCGGTTCCACGGTAGCGCCTCCCCTTTCTTTCGTACAAGTATTGCCAGTTCTCGCAATCCCAATGTAAAGTCCATGCTGCCAAG